CGGCAGACGCGATAACCGCAGCAGCAGTCGCCAAGATCCAGAATGGACTTGCCCTTGAAGCGTCTTCGCAGTCGATCCTTGCACGAATCGGAGCATTTACTGGAACTGGAGTCAACACAATCCTTGGGTTCTTCCGGGCATTGCTTCGGAGCGATGCAAGCATCACGACCCCAAGCGACGTTGGCGGCACTTACACTCACACCACGGATTCGACCCAGGCGATTCGTGATCGTGGCGATGCGGCATGGACCACGGGCGGAGGCGGAGGAGGATCTACTACCGTCAATGTTCTGCCTTATACGGGGGCGGTTCCGGATCGAGTTGAAGGCACAACGATCAAGGTGTTTTATAACGAGCTAACGAACGTATCGGTTGGAGTGACGGATGCCACCGGAGCGGCGGTAACGCTTGACGCGAAGACTCTTCGATTTTGCGTCGAGGATCGGTACGGTGTGGACGTGTTGACGCTAAACGATGGCAGCATAACGCGAAGCGGATCGACATTTACGGTTCAGATTCCGCAATCATTGACTGATACGGTCGGGGCGAATTATCGTTGGTCGCTACGCGATTTGACGAGTTCCCTAAATACCGTTCTGATTCATGGGCAACTAATTGTTGCGGAGGCGGCAGAGGATGAAGCTTAGCCTATGCCGTTGCGGGGGGACCAGAACGGCCAGCGGGTGCGATAGGTGCAAGCCGCATCGATCGCAAAGCGGAAAGACAACCGCCGAGCGTGGATACGATCACAAGTGGCGGATGCTTAGCGAACGATATCGGGCGGAGAATCCGCTGTGCGAGGCATGCCAGAATGCGGATAAGGTGACGCCAGCAACGGAGGTTCACCATATCATTCCGGCATTGGAAAGCGAATACCATCGACTTGATAGAAACAACCTGATGGCGTTGTGTAGGCAATGCCACCTTGAGATCGAAGGATTAAAACGTGCCGGGAGTGCCAGGTAGAAGCGGAAGGCGTGGCAAGCTTACTGCACAACATATTGCCGAAGGAACGTACCGAGCCGATCGCCATGCCGAACGGGTGGAGCTTGTCATTGGATCCAGCAAGCCAAAGCCGATGCTGTTGCTTGGCAAGGATGAACAAGAGCTTTGGGACATGGTGACAAGCGGACTGCCTGAGCATGTATTGCATGAAATCGATTCGCCTACGTTGACGATGCTAGTGGCACTGTGGAGCCAGTGGAAGCGGCTATGGGAGCTATGGCAAGCCGACCCGCTAGACCGTGAGCTAAGGAAGTCAACGCTTGAGATTGGGGCACAAGCACAACGCATGTTCTCTCAGTTTGGAATGAGTCCAGCGGATCGATCCAGAATCAAAGCAGCGCAAGAGAAAAAGAAGAGCCCAGCGGATGCGATCAAAGAGATGCTGGAAGCTAAGCTTGGCAAATGAGCGACACAAAAAAGCGAGTCCAAGAATACATTGAAGGAATCAGGAGCGGGAAGATTGTAGCCGGACGATGGCTGAAAGCAGCAGTCGAAAGGCATCTTTATGATTTGGAACATGCAGAAGAAAGAGGACACTACTTCGATGAAAAGCTTGCTGACCTTGCTTGTTATTTTTTTCCTACTTGCCTTCGCCTCGCCAAAGGAGAATGGGCAGGCCGCCGATTTGACCTTTCCGAATCTCAGTTGTTCATTGTCTGGAACTTGTTCGGCTGGAGGCGTAAAGACGGAACCCGCCGTTTCCGTTACGCATACCTCACAGCCGGTCGCAAGTGGGGCAAGTCTGAGTTTGCAGCAGGAATTGCCTTGCTACTTACCATCCTCGACTACCCTTGCGAGCCAGCCGCTGAGGTCTATTGCGCAGCCACCAAGGAAGATCAAGCAAGAATCGTGTTCAACGTTGCAAAGGAGATGGCCCGCACCAGTGAGATCCTTTCTGCGCAATGCACCCCTCTTGCGAAGGCTATCTTGGTAAATGCGGACGGATACCAGGCCAATTCGTTTTTGAAGCCGATTGGATCGGACAGCAAAACATCCGACGGATTAAACATCCATGGTGCCGTACTCGATGAAATCCACGAATGGAGAGATCGGCACTTAGGATTGTATGACAAGCTGACCACGGCCAGCGGGGCAAGGAGGCAACCGCTAATCGTGATGATTACCACGGCGGGCGATGATCGATCTACCGTGTGGAACAATATCGATAGTATTTGCACGCAGGCTTTGCAGGACTACCGGAACGACGACCCAATAGGCGACACCTACTTTGCATTCATCGCAAGGATCGATGATGCGTGGATCGATGCCAATGGTATCGAACATCCGGCGGATGATCCATTTGATTCGGCATGCTGGAAAAAAGCCAACCCGAATTATCCGGTTACGCCAAAGCACGACTATCTACAGGAGCAGGCGAACGCTGCGAGATCGGGACCAATCGAACTAAACAAGTTCAAGCGGTACTGTTTGAATGTCAAGGTAACGAGCAACGAAAAGGCGATCGATGATACGCTATGGAGCTTGGCGGCTGGCGAGCTATCCGACTGGAACAAAGCGGAAGTGGTTTGCGGGGCCTGGGACTTAGGCGGACGCGATGACTTGGCGGCGGTATCATTGGTGGCAAGGTTCCATGATGGAACCGACCAGGCCGGGGAGAATCGATATCGTTACGAAATACAATCGAGATCGTTTATCAACAGTGAGAACGAACGAGACATAGCAAAAGAACCGTGGGCGGATTACGTCCGGCGCGGTTTGCTGGTTGTTAGCCCCTCGGAATTAAACGACCTGAAGGCGACTTGCAAGCAGTGGTGGCGAGAGCATAAGGCTAAGGATTGGGCATACGATCCCCATACATCGAGAGACGTTGCGCAGGACTTGACCGCAGATGGTTTGAAGTGTGTTGAGTTTTACCAGAATTGCAGCATGTACAACGAGCCATTGCGAACATTCCTAAAAGCATTGAAGGCCGGAGCAATCCGGCACGATGGCAATCCGCTCTTGACGTGGTGTGCGTCCAACTTGGTAACAACGCAAAACGCCAAAGGCGAGGTGATGCCGGACAAGAAAAGCAGTAAAGAAAAGATCGATCCGATGGTAGCTACGATCATGGCGTTTCGTTTGGCAAGCTTGGCGCCGCAGCGGGCCAAGGGTTCCTTGTTTGTATTCTGAGGAATTGCAAATGGCTTTGACTTGGCGAACGCTACGAAATGCAATTGGTTCCATGCTTGGAGGCATGGAGGACAGCAAGCACGTAGGACCGGAAGAAGCGATCAGCATTCCGGCGGTGTGGCATGCGATCAGCAAGATAGGCGGGCACGTCGGGCAGTTGCCATTGCACGTCTATCGGAGGCTGGATCGAGGGGCGGAGAAGGCAACCGACCATCCAGCCTATAACCTAGTCCGCAACAGACCTACGCCACTTCTTTCCGCGTTCGATTGGAAAGAACTTTCCATGGTCCACGCCTTGCTATGGGGCAATGCTAGATCGTGGATTGTGCGGGATGCGTCGGGGCGTCCAATGGAGATCCTGCCATTGCATCCAGACAATACGGTTTGCGTGGTGTTCCGTGGAGAAAAGTATCACGTCACGAAGCCAGCCAGCGACAGCCGGGAAAGCTTGTTTCGACAGTTCGTGATTCAGCAAGATGATATGCTGATTATCCCCGACGCGGACGTCCTGCATATCAAAGGAATTTCCTTTGATGGCATCGATGGAAAGGGTAGCATCCCGACGCACAAGCGAACTTTGCGAATCGCCATCGATAGCGAGCGAAGCTTAGAGAACCAGCTAAGTAAAGGCTTTGCCGGATCGATTCTACTTGAGGCACCGGCAGGAGCGTTTGCCGACGAGCAAGACGCCAAGCGATTTGTGGAGGCGTTCAAATCGCACCACAACGGAAGCGAAAAGGCCGGGCAGATCGGCTTATTGCGTGAAGGCATTAAGGCCAACGTGATTAGCATGAGCAGCGTTGACATGCAGATGATCGAGCAAAGAGCGTTTAGCCGTCAGGATATCGCCCTATTGTTCGGGCTGGAGTCGATCTTAGGAGACAATGCGAGCGTATCCTACAACAGCCTGGAACAAAAGAAGCTTGCATATCTTTTGGATACGCTGATGCGCTGGCTTGTTAAATGGGAACAGGAACTAGACTACAAGCTACTGAGCGACGGAGAAAAGCGGACTGATTCGCATTACTTCAAGTTTACCGATCGGGCATTGTTGCGAGCTGATTCGCAAGCACAATCTCAAATCATATCAACCTACATAACGGCCAGGGTGATTAGTCCGAATGAAGCCAGGGCTATGCTTGATTTGAATCCATACGAGGGGGGCGATGAGTATGCCAATCCATCGATTGATACGCGACAAGTTATCGTCGAAGAACCGGATGACTCGCCAGAAGATGAAGACGATGATTCGCCGGAAGATGAATCGCAGGGAACGGCGGGGCGTCGGGCGGTGGTTAGCCGACTGCGGAACCTGCTTGGAGTTGAAGCCAAGCGAACAGTTGACGGATGCAGGCAAAAGAACTTCGCAGACTGGGCGGAAAAATTCTATGCAAGCTGGGAAGGCAAGCTTGCCGAAGTCATTGCCGAAGTCGGCGGAGATCCCAACCTTGCTTCGCATCATTGCGAAGAATCTAAGCGGCAACTCATCGAGGCATCGGGGCGAGTAAAGACCAACGAAGAATTAGCCGCCGAGGTTGGGCAGATCGTAGCAGATTGGCCGGAACGTCGAGCGGAAGAATTGGCAACGATTATCTTGAAAGGTTAAACCATGTTTGCAGTCGATAGCAAGACTAATGAAATCTTTCTCTACGATGACATTGGCCCAGCATGGCTTGGCATGATTGACGCAACCAGCGTAATCGCTGGCCTGAAGCAGATGGAAGGCAGGCGGGTATTGCTTCGCATCAATTCGCCGGGAGGATCGGTCGACGAAGGGGCAGCAATTTACAACGCAATCAAGAGGCATCCGGGCGGGGTCGATGTTGCGATCGACGGACTAGCCGCATCGATCGCGGGCTACATCGCCATGGCAGGGGAGAAAGTAACCATCGCGGCTAATGCCCGCATGATGATCCATGATCCTTGGACTATGGCTGTTGGCAATGCGGCAGCGATCCGCAAGACCGCCGATACGCTGGACGTTTATACCTCCTCCATGGTGCCAGCGTATGCCGAGCGATCGGGCAAGAGCGAAGAGGACATCCGCAAGATCATGCAGGAAGAGACATGGTATACCGCCCTTGATGCGGTAGCCGAAGGGTTTGCGGATGAAGTTGGCAATGCGACCAATGAGCAGGTGCAGGTTGCGGAGGGGCGGTTTGCTAAAACGCCATCGGCATTGTTGCAAAAGAGCGAAGCAGGAGCTAGGACCAAAGGAACGCCAAAGCTACTAGCCGCCAGGATTCGCCTATCAAAAATTTGACAGATTGACAATCTAGTTTAGATTGTCCCGAAATAGTTGTTCGCAACTCGTTAGCGGCGATCGACGCAATGTGACTGTGTGGAAGTACCATCAGTCGGCAGCGATCGCCGTTTTCGTTTTGACGCTTGCCGACACATCTGAAAGGGCAAGCGATGAAGAACAGCAAGCAACTGCGCGA